AAAGATATAAAATATGCAAGGAATTAAAACACAAAGAAATTGATTGTGTAGTATTAGACCTATCAAAAGAAGAAGAAAGAGAATTAAATATTAGACTAAATAAAAATACAGGTGATTTTGATATGGATATACTTGCTAATGAATTTGATATTGATGAGCTTGTTGATTGGGGTTTTAAACACATTGACCTTGATATTAATATAGATAAGCTAGATGATAAATTTACTTTAGATGATAGCGACAAATCACCGTTTCAACAGATAACATTTACTTTAGCAGATAAACAAGCTGAATTAATAAGAGGTAAAATTAAAGAAATAAAAGAAACAGAAGAATATAATTATGTTGAAACATTTGGAAATGAAAATAGTAATGGAAATGCTTTATATTTATTAGTATCACAATGGGTAGAGCAAAAGAAATAATACTAAAAGTTATACCAAGTAATAGGGCTAATGATTTTGTAAAAAAACATCATTATTCTGCTAAAGTTGTGCCTAATAGTCAGCTTCATTTTGGGTGTTTTTTAGATGGTAAATTAGGTGGTGTTATGAGTTATGGGGTTTCTATGGATAAAAGAAAAATGTTATCTTTAGTAGAAACACAAAATAAAACAGAAGCAACAAAATGGAACGAATTTCTAGAATTAAACAGAATGGCTTTTAGTGATATTTTACCTAAATATGCAGAGAGTAGATGTATCTCAATTAGCATTAAATTATTAAAAAAAAACGCACCTCATATTAAATGGATTGTAAGTTATGCTGACGCAACTCAATGTGGAGACGGCACAATATATAGAGCAAGTGGGTTTTTATTAACAAGTATTAAAAAAAATTCAACAATGTTAAAAATGCCGAACGGTCAAATTATTGCAGACAAAACATTAAATAATTCAAATTATAAAAAAATTGGACAAAGTGCAGGATATTGGAAAAAAAAAGGTGCAAAACCTATTAAAGGGTTTCAATTAAGATATATTTACTTAATTGATAAAAAAAGTAAATTAAATGTTCCTGTAATGCCCTTTTCTAAAATTAAAGAAATGGGTGCAGGAATGTATAAAGGAAAAATGCGAGTATAGCTTAATTGGCTAAAGCGTTATGCAACCAGCATAAAGATGGGGTTCGAATCCACCTACTCGCTCTAATTATAATAGATTAAATAATACAAATGGGACAGAATAAAAAAGAGAAACTATTAAAAGCGTTAGAAGAAACACAAGGCTTAATATATCACGCTTGTAAAAAGGCAGGTAATATAAGTAGAAGTACATACTATAGATACTTAAAAGAAGATGAAGAATTTGCTAAAGCAGTTGAAGATATTAAAGAAGCACAGATTGATTATGTAGAAGGGCAGTTAATAAAAAATATATCTAGTGGAAAAGAAACAAGCATAATCTTCTATTTAAAATCAAAAGCCAAAGATAGAGGTTATACAGACAAATCATTACTAGATATTACAAGTGGTGGTAAGTCTATTACGGATATTAAAATTGAAGTTATTGACACAGGCAAAGATTAAAACAACGAATGTATTTAACAAGGCGTATAGGTCTAAAACTAGAATAACTTGTTTGCAAGGGGGCACAAGGAGTTCAAAGACCTATTCGCTTTGTCAATTGTTTATTGTAAAATGTTTAGAAGATACAGGCAGGACTTTTACAATAGTTAGGAAAACATTACCTGCATTAAAGGGTACTGCATATAGAGATGTATTAAACATCTTAAAAGAGATGGAGCTTTATTCAGAAGAAAACCACAACAAATCAGAACTATCATATTTACTTAATGGTAATTTAATAGAATTTATTTCAGTTGACCAACCACAAAAAATTAGAGGGCGTAAGCGTGATTATTTATGGCTTAATGAGGCAAATGAATTAACTTATGAAGATTGGACACAACTGATATTAAGAACTACAGAACAAATATATTTAGACTATAACCCTTCAGACCCGTACTCATGGATATATGAAAAAGTTTTAACTAGAGATGATTGCACCTTTATAAAATCAACATATAAAGCTAATCCTTTTTTAGATGAAGATACTATTGCAGAAATAGAAAGACTAAAAGATATAGACCCTGATTATTGGCGTGTTTATGGATTAGGTGAAATTGGTTCTATACAAACAATGATATTCAGGAACTTTAATTTGGTTGATGATGTACAAGGTAAATTAATTGGTTATGGTTTAGACTTCGGGTTCACTAATTCACCTACAGCATTAGTAGAAGTAAGACAATTAGATGATAACCTATATATCAAAGAACTGCTATATGAAAAGAGATTAACAAATACAGACCTAGCAAATAAACTTAAAGAATTTGGTATTGATAGACAAACAGAAATTGTAGGTGATAGTGCAGAACCAAAATCAATAGAAGAAATATATAGACAAGGTTTTAACATTAAACCTGCTAAAAAAGGTGCAGGAATACATCTAGGTTTGGATATAATGAGGCGTTATAAAATACATATTACAAAAGATAGTTTGAATGCTATTAAAGAGTTTAGGGGTTACAAATGGTCTACAGATAAAAATGGTGATGTATTAAACACGCCAGTTAAAGTCAATGACCACTTAATTGATGCAACTAGATATTTATGCTTAAATAAATTATCTGTTAATCACTCAGGCAAATACTATATACTATAAGAAAAACGAATTATTAACTTTTATATTTATTAATGATGAAAGAGATTAAATTAACAATACCTGATAATTGGTCTGATATAACAATAGAAACTTATCAGAAATATGTTAAAATACAAGAAGGAAAAGGAAGTGAGAAAAACAAGGTTGTAAAGAGTTTAGCGTTATTATGTAACACTACACCCTTTGTTGTAAAGAAAATGGATTACAAGGACTTATTAGAGATAATGAGTATAATTAAAACCATGATTGATACAGAACCAAAAGAAGAAGAATTTAGAAAGACGTTTGTATTTAAAAAAGAAGAATATGGCTTTGTACCTAATTTGAGTAAATTAAGCACAGGAGAATATATAGACCTAGAAACTTATTGCAAACAACCTATTGAGAATCTACATATTATTATGTCGATACTTTATAGAAAAATAACTTTTAAAAGAAATGAAAGATTTGCTATTGAGAATTATGATCCTGATGAGTTCAAAGAAGAACTATTTAAGGACTGTCCAATGGATATAGCACTTTCTAGCTTGGGTTTTTTTTTGACTTTAGGAAGCGTATTAGCTCGGACTTCGCAGCACTTTTTACAAGTACAGGAAATGAAACAACAAAAGGTGTAACAATGCAGTCGAAATGGGGTTGGTATAATGTACTCTATTCTTTGTCTAATAGTATTTTAGATATTGAAAAAATTACAAGAGTACCAATTTTAGAAGTACTTACATATCTTGCATATAGTCAAGATTATAACAATAAACAAAGAAATAATTATGATAACATTTAGAAATATCGTAGAATACCTAGAAACAGTAGCTACAAAGCACTATATGATTAATTCTTTCCATTCTGGAATGATGGACGAAGTAGATATTAATAAGTTAGGTGCATCTGATTATGTTATACTTTATGCTGAACCTGGTAACGCAATTATTAATACAGGCGTAATGACATATTCATTCAATTTATATATTCTAGATATGATTAATAATGAAGTTGGTGATGCTCCAAACAAACAAAGACTAGGGCGTGTAGATACCTATTCTGAAAACCTACAAATCTTACAAGATGTTATAAATGAATTTAAACAGAATCTATATTCTACATCTTGGATTGCTGATGAAATAGTATTAGAAACACCAATAAATGCAGAACCTTTTACTGCTAGGTTTAATAACCTTTTAACTGGCTGGACAGCAACATTAAGCATACAAGTAAATAACACTAACAATCTTTGTATTGTACCAATAGTACCTAATTCATAATGGAATTTAAAAACACAATACAATCATTACAAAAATTAGGCTCTAATGTAGTTAGTGAGGGTAAGTCTATTCTTAAAAAGAAGAAAAAAACCACAAGTGGAAATACACTCTATAATGAGTTTGATTATATGGTAACTTCATCAAAAGATTCTGTTACGTTAGAATTTGAATTTGGAAATGCTGATGACTATTGGATGTTTGTTGATGAAGGTGTGCGTGGTGCAGGTGGTTATAAAGGAAGTGGAAAAATGCGTGGTCAAGGAAGTCCTTTTAAGTATACTACAAAAATGCCACCTAGAAGATTCATAGACCAATGGATAGTTAGAAAACCATTAAAGGCAGCTAGAGATAAGCAAGGGCGTTTTATAAAAAGAAAAAGTTTAGCATTTTTAATACAGCGTGCTATTTATCAAAGAGGTTTAGAAAGAACACAATTCTTTAGCAAACCTTTTACGCAACAATTAAAAAAACAAACAGACAAAATTACAGAAGCATTTGCTAATGATATAGAAGCTATGCTAGAAAAAACTTTAAAAGATTAAATTATGGGATTAGCATTCGTACAAGAACCCGTTAACACAGCAGACAAAGTGCCTGTTATAACAAATTGGACACCACTGATAGGATATATGCTATACAGAGATGCAAGTATTGCTGCTTTATTTTATTATAAATTAGTATTAGAAATAAGATTAGATGATGCTAGTGGAACCCTATTAGGAAAAATAAAACAAAGAAGAAATGGTTATAGTGTAGATGTTAATGCAAATTTAGCTAGAGCATTCTTTGATGTAAGAGATATTATTAATTCTAGTTTAACAGACACTATATTTGACCAAAATGATGCAGGTCAACCATTTAGAACAATACATAAAATTGGAGTTAATACTGCTGCAAAACCATATAGTATTAATGGTGATAGAACTACAGATGGAACACAAGTACAAACTATATATGTAAAAGGATATGAAAACTATTCTTCTAGTGCTACATCTGTACCACAAGATGAAACTGGTGATGCAGTAAATGACACTTTAGTTTATATGGCTGCTTCATTACCCTTAATGACTATTAGAGATACTGATTCAGATTATGTACAAGGAACAGAATTTCAACCTTATCAAGCAAGTTCTGCTACAGATAAATTTTTAAGTGACTTAGAAACAAGCTCAGGCGAATACAACATTAGTGGGTATATAAATTATATAAGAGAATCAGACTATCACACAGTTGGATTTTTAAATGATTTTACAAATTTCACAAGTGATGTAGATTATATTCAAATTGCATATTATAATTCAGCAGGTGAACTAATTAATGATGCAGAATACATTGCTAATGTAACAGCAAATGGTGGAATCGCACCTAATGATGGAAGTTTAGCAGACAATGGTAGATTATTGTATTTTGGTTGTGGTACTGCTAATTTAGAAGCACAAAGTGACAACACAGATGCAAAACCATCAAATAATTCAGGATGGGCATATTATACAATTAGAGGCACAAGCACAACAAATGTTGATCCAACAGCAGCAACCTTTGAAACAGCACCCTATTACTTTATAAAACAAGACGGAAGTTGCAAAGGTTTTAAAGTTAGAAGATTAGGGTGGAGAAATAGTCTAGGGTGTTATGATTATTTTAATTTTAAAATGAAGTCTACACAAACTATAGAAGTAAACAGAGATAACTATAATTCAATGCTTGGGACATTCAATAAAAGTAGATGGCGATATAACAATACACAAAGAGGCAAAACAACTAGACAAACCACTGCTATCTTAAAAGAAACAATACAGACAGACTGGATAAGTGAGCAAGATGCAAACCTATTAGAGAAATGTATTTATTCAACAGATGTTTATGTTGTGGAAAATGCAGACACGACCTACACAGAGGGTGTTATTGTAACCGATTCATCATTTGTGAAAAAGACTGTTGCAAATGACAGGCTAATTCAATATACAATTAACATAGAATACGCTAATCCAATAAATACAAATAGCTAATGAATGTTAGATTAGTAGCATATAGAAAAGCCACCACAGGTGCAACTTCAGATAGCACCTATCAACTAGACTTGCAAGAAGCACCCAATATATCTTTAAATTTTCAATTTAGTGATATTAAAGAACCTGAAACTAGAAAAGGGAGTTATACGCAAACTTTTAAATTACCTTTTACGGATAACAATAATGAGTTCTTTCAAAATTGGTTTAATGTCAATCTAACCACTTTAGTATTTAGCACAAGAAAGAAATTCAATGCAGTTTTATATGTTGGAACTGTACCACAATTTGACGGGTTTATTCAGCTAAAGGCAGTCTATAAAAAAGCACAATGCTATGAGATTGTATTAATGTCTAATACTTCAGATTTGTTTAGTGCTATTGGAGAGCAAAGATTAAAGGATGTTTTTTTAAATGAAAATGGTAGTTACAGTACAGAATTAAACCACACTTTCAATGAAACTAATTTATTAAATTCTTGGAATGGTGGTAGCAGTGCTTTTCAAAACACATCAGGCGTTTCATTAAGAGATACAGATGTGAATGTTCAAAAGGTTATGTATCCTACATCATTAACAAAACCAAACTTCTATTATGACCCTAATGACACTACAGAGGGTGGTCATAATAAATACCTCTTAATGGATTCAGGAGATATTTCAGGAATGGGGGTAGAGGATGCCTTAAATTATATAGTACCCCTGACACAATTTAGACCATCAATCCAAATAAAAACATTATTCAAATTAATTTTAGCTAGAGCAGGTTTCTCATATACCTCTAATTTTATAGATGGTTCATATTTTGGTAAAATCTATATGACCACAGGTAATGAATTAGCAGGAGTTGGTTTGCCTACACTAACTACACAAACGGCACCTGAGGGCAGTACAGTAGCAGGTCAAGATGGTACTGCTTGGGGTGAATGGACTTTACCTCAAGGCTCTGCAGGTTTTGAGGCGTGTCATAGTGTCGACTTTACTATTATGCCTATTAGTGATGTGGTTACTGATGATACTACAATATGGAGTACAACAGCAAATACTTTTACAAAGATATATCCAACAATGGAAACTTTGACCATTAGACACAAAACTTTTACACAGAATTTAAAGTCCAGTGAATTATGTGATAGTGATTCTATAAAATTTGATGTTATTGTGCTTGATAGTGGTGCTAGTCCAAATGTGTGGTCATATATCACCCTTGATGTACCAAACTCATCACAACAATCAACTTATGAACATGAGTATAGTTTAGATATTACTGCTATGCCTGTTGGTTCTAGTGCTAGGATATTAATGAGGCGACACGCTTTTGAGCCTGTTAGTTTAGTGCAAGATATGAAATTTAATCTTTGTACTGATGAAAGTTACACAAGTGATGACCTAGACACAAAATTAGTTATAGATTGGGGGGAATTTAATCAAGGTATCTATGGTGCAACAATTGATGTTCCTGCATGTATTGATAGCACAATAACACAGAAAGCGTTTTTAAAGGACTTAATAGAACGTTTTAACCTTGTAGTTATTGCAGACCCAGATGATGCCTCAAATATCATTATAGAGCCTTACAATGACTATTTATCACAAAGCACATTGAAAGATTGGACAAATAAATTAGACACATCAAAAGAGATAATTGTAAAAGACACAACCTCAATACAAAAAAAGAATATAAACTTAACAGACCTTGAAGATGTTGATTTGTGTAATAAAATAATAAAAGAAGAACAGCCAAATGCAAATGTATTCGGTCATCTAAATATCCAAAATATAAATAATGATTTTGCAACTGGTGAAATGGCTAACAAACCCATCTTTTCACCATACATCAATCAAAAGGTATTTAGAGGTGATGATAATTTACAAGATGCGTCCTATTTAGTTAATATGGCTGTTCAATATGAATTTACATACACACAAGTTGAGGGTGGTTATGAAAACCCTACAGAAGCAACAAAACCAAAATTGTATTGGTATAATGGTTTAGCAACAACAGTAAAAGATTCAGCTGATAATACCAAAACATACTATTTGCATCATAACATATCAAATAATATAACAGCATATTCTTTTACAACGTACCCCGTTTGTACCCCTTTTGATATTACACCATCTAGTGATGCGTATACATTAACACAAGCAAACAAATCTTTATATTGGAATAGTACACCCCCTATAGTTGGCGAATTAGATATATTTAACTATACGGAAGAATCTGGTAGTTGGTTTCCTAATACTTTATATGGTTATTATTGGAAACAATATTTAGATAATTTCTATAGTGAAGATGCACGAATTATGGATTGTTACCTTAACCTGAATGAGGTGGATGTATTTAATTTTAAATTTAATGACGAAGTATTTATAAAAGACACATATTGGAGAATTATAGAAATATCTAATTATCAAGTAGGTGAAAAAGCATCAACAAAAGTAAAATTATTAAAATCACTAGATACTCTTTCAGCAGGTCTTGAATGCAATTATGTATTAGGACAATTAGGTGGAACAAATACATGGTGGAACAATTACTATTATTGGTGTCCTAGTGATGATGCAGGATGCACTCCTGTTGCTACAGTTGGAGGCAGTTATTTAGGTTTATATGCACCTGAATCTTGCTGTATTGGTGTTGGTGGTTATCCAGAGTCAAATTCTCCTTATGCTGCTCAAGGTTTATATTTATGTGGTGTGAATGCAGGGAGTATTCCTATTAGGTATCAAAATATACTAGGCTTTAGAACATTATTTAATATAGGTCAAGTAAAGAGTATTTTTTATGAAAAATTAGGTGGTTTAAATAAACCCCTAATGATTGGAACGGGTAATACGAAATATGCTACACCATTAATTAATTCATTTGGTAATGATATAGCAATTAAATATACTAATAAAAGAAAAGGATTACCACCTATTGAGGGTGAATCACACCGAATGGTTTTAACAGGATTCACAGATGGAAATACTAGAGGTTATTCCTATCCTGAAGGAACTAAAAATGCTAGAAAAATATATTTACCACCAGACTGCACAACTATAATAAGGGTAAAAGGTACTGCAACTGTTGTAGGTGGTACGAGCTCCACTTATGTTGTAGGATATACAGAAGGCTTTGCTTATTATACTGCTTTTAAGAACATCAGTGCTAGTGTAACACAATTAAGTACAGCAGGTGGTCAACAAGAATTTAGTATTCGTGAGGGTGCTAATCCTACAACTTGCACATTATATATATCAACAGGTGATGGTGGTGAATTAAAATTTGGATTAGATGACAGCCAAACAGACACAAAAAGAGTGTGGTCATTGAGCGTTGATATTGATGTACAACAAGTTTATAGTATGGGTTTACCTCATGATGAAAACTGGGCGTTATATCAAAATGGTGAGAATATACAATTTCAAAATTACAAATTAATGATATGGAACTAAAGAAATATATAGAAAGCGTTGCAAAGGTTATTATTCCTGCAATAGACCATTTGCAGTTAGTAGAATACAAAGACAAAGAATTAGACTTTGCTTATGGTATGCAAGAATATCACACAAGTTTTAGAAAAATGTTTAAACAAATAAAACGAATAATATATAGATAGTATGGCTACAGAAAGGACAATAAGACTAAATATAGACGGAACAAAAGCAATAACAGAATTAAGAAGGGTTAGGGGTGAGATAGATGCTTCTTATGCTGAATTAAGAAAAACCACTCCTATAGAGTTAGATGGCTCTAAAGCTAAAACTGTTTTAAAAAATTTAGATAGTGATATAAATAGCACAGCTAAAAGTACTAAAGAAATAGGAAAAAATGCAGAAGGGTCTGTTGGTGGCTTTAAAAAACTTACAATTTCCACAAAAGCATTTGGAGCAGCATTAAAAGCAGCAGGTATTGGTTTAGTGTTAAGTGCAGTTGTGAAACTGGGTGCAGCACTTGGAAAAAACCAAGTTGTAATGGATGCTCTTAATGTAGTAACAGAAACTATTAGCATAACTTTTCAAGAGCTAGTTAATAAAGTGGTAAAGACTACCCAAGTTGCAGTTAAATTTTTTAATAAAGTAGGTGGTGCTATTCAAAAATTTGTTAAAAAAGATTTGGACGGATTAACCTCATCTTATGAAGCAAATAATGAAGTTGTAGAAACAACTATTCAAAAAAATAGAAGATTAGCAAAAGAGATAGTACTTTTAAGAAATGAAGTAAAATTAGCAGACGCACAACAAAGAGGTTTACAATTAACATACCAGAAAGATGCAGAATTACAAAGACAATTAAGAGATGATGTAAGCTTAACATTTGAAGAACGTATCGCTGCTAATGAAAAATTAGGAAGAATACTAGATGAACAATTTTCTAAAGAACAAGAATTAGCAAACAAAAAGCTATTATTGGCTGAAAAAGAATTAGCTAAAAATAAAGATAATATAGATTTGCAAGTTAATTTACAAAATGCTAAAAATGAAATGTTAGACCTTGACGAAAGGATTACAGGGCAGCGTTCAGAGCAACTTATAAATTTAAAAGCATTAGAAAAAGAAAGATATGATGTACTTCAGGCAGGTATAGAAAAAACAATTACCTTAACTAAAAAAGGTACAGAAGAAAATAAAAGTGCTAGTGCTAATGCAATTACATTAATGAACCAGCAACTAGCTGCTCATAAAAACACATCACAAGCAGATGTTGTAATTACTAAATTAACACAAGCACAGAAAATAGATATTATTTCAGGTGCATTGGGTCAAATATCTGGTGCATTAGGTGAAAATAGTAAAGCAGGAAAAGCTATGGCTATTGCACAAGCATTAATGGACACTTATGCAGGTGCTAATAAAGCATTAGCTCAAGGTGGTATATTTGGTGCTATTTCAGCTGCAGGTATTGTAGCTGCTGGTTTAGCTAATGTTGCTAGGATCAAATCAACAAACCCAGAAACAGGTGGTGATGATGGACCTAGCCCTGATACTAATGTACCACAACCAACAGGATTAGGTGGTTCAGGATTAATACCTAATTTAGAAAACATTAATCAAAATGACTTGGGAACACCAGAACCTGTACAGGCATTTGTAGTTGAAAATGATATATCAAACGCTCAAGCATTACAAGAAGAACTAGAAATACAAGCTACATTATAAACAAAAATAAAAACTTTATACTTATAAGTGTTATGGAGAAAAAGAAAAAACTAATAGAATTAATAATAGATGAAACTGCTGATTTCTTTGGAGTAGATGCAATTTCAGTTGTAAAATTTCCTGCTATTGAAGAAAACTTTGTATTCTTTAATAATGACTTTTTAAGTCTAGCTAAAGTAGATGAAGAGCAAAAGCAATTAATAGGAGCTATTCTAATACCTGATAAAAAGATACCAAGACTAGACAAAGAAACTAATGAAGAATATGATGTATTCTTTACTAAAGAAACTATTAAACACGCACAGAAGCTGTTTATGTCTAGTTTAAACAACAATAATCACACTCTTGAACATAAAGAACCAATACAAGGTTTAACAGTAGTTGAATCATGGATTAAAGAAGATAAAAAGTATGACAAATCTAATATGTATGGTTTTAAAAATATGCCTGTTGGAACTTGGTTTGTACAAGTAAGTGCAGAAAATAATCCTGATATATGGGACAAAATAAAAAATAAAGAAGTGCGTGGTTTTAGTATTGAGGGGTATTTTACAGACAAATTAATTGAAGCCTCTAAAAGCAAAGATATATTAGATGAAGTTTGTGAAGATTGCCCTGATGAAGTAATGATGGGAAAAATTAAAGATATTATATTAGAAAATGAATTAAGACCTGTAGGTGCATTAGATGGTGAGCCTTTATTTAGAACAAAAGAAGAAGCTGAATTATATGCTGAAATGTTTAAAGGTTGTGCAGGTAGTCATGCTCATAGTGTAGATGGTGTAAAATTATTCATGCCTTGTTTAGACCACACTTCAGCAACTATGCGTGAAGAACATTCTGAAAATGGTAGAAAAAAAAGAAAAAGAAAATACAAGATGCTAGAATATGTAGCTTATGCAAAACGAAAAGCGATGCTAAAGTATTCTTGGGACGATTGCATGAAGGATCAAATGAAAGAATATGGAAATAAAGAAATAGCTGCTAAAGTGTGTGCTGCTATCAAAAATAAGACAGTTAGACGATAAAGAAATAAACAACATTAACCCTTTTATATTTATAGTTAGTTATGGGAACAATAGAAAAAATTTTAAATATCTTGAAAATGAAAAATGAACCAAAATCTTATTCTGTAAAATTTTATGCAGAAATGAAATTAGACGATGGACGTATTATTGCTACAGAAGATGAGCAATTTATGATTGGGTCTAAAGTATTTGCTATTAATGATGATGGCGAGGCTTCTTCATTAGAAGCAGGAAGTTATACCATGGAAAACGGAAACAAATTAACAATCGGAGAAAATTCTGAAATTCTTGACTTAGGTGAGGAAAAAGAAGCAGAAGATGTTGAGGCATCAGAAGAAGAATTATCAGAAGAAGTTGAAGAATCTAAAGAAGAAGAATTAGCTGAGGAAGCAGATGTTGCTGATTGGAAAGGTATGGAAATAAGAATAAAAAATTTAGAAGATGCTGTTGCTGACCTAAAAGCAGACAAAGTAGAAGCGTCTGCTGAATTATCTGAAGAAAATACAGAAGAAAAAACAGAAATGAGTTCAGAAGATGTTATAAGTAACCTTATGACAGAAGTTGAAGAACTTAAAAGCAAAATAGTTGAATTAAGTGATGAACCTGCAGACGAGGGAATTTCCCATAATCCAGAGGGTGAGTATTTTAAATCAGCTATTGATTTGAAAGAGATGTCTAATCAAGAACGGGCAGCTTATTACATTAATAACTTAAAATAATTTTAAAAAATGGGAAAATATCAAATTTCAAAAAAGCGTGATTTTGCTACTGATATAACTATCAATGGAGATACTTATGCAGGAGTCCACGCTATGCCCTATGTAACTGCTGTTGTCAGAACACCTGATACTGTTGCAAAAGGCTATGTGCGTACAATAGATGGTTTAACAAAAAGTGCAGTAATCAATAATATAGCTTCAGCGAACCCTGTTCAAGCTGCAGGTTGTGATTTTGATAATACTACAACAATATCTACTACAGAACAAGTATTAACTTTAACAGACTTAAAAGTTAATGAGCAAATTTGTAGAGGTACTGTATTCCCTACATGGATGGGGCAAGGAATGGACAGAAATGGTAATTTACCACAAGCATTTTCAGACTTTGTTTTACAAGTTGTTGCTGGGAAAGCTGCTCAACAATTAGAGATAGGTATCTGGCAAGGTGCTGCTCCTTTCGGGGTTGGTTTCTTGTCTGATGATGGAACACAAGATCAAACAGGTGCTGATGCTTCTGCAATGAAAGACTTTACAGAAGTTGATTTTGGTGATGCGTTGGCTGCTAGTGATATCATTACTGACTTAAATTCAGTATATGCTTCTGCTGCTGCTAATTTACCACAAATGCTGACAAAACCAGGTTTTGGTTTTTATATGAATGCTCAAACATACTCATTCTATTGTCAAGCATTAGCAGCTAATACAACTTTCCAAAGTTTAGGTGCTGCAGGTAGTTTTGATTCATTAACCTACATGGGCTTTCCAATCTATGTTTGCCCAGGGATGTTTAATGATGTTATTATTGCGACTTATCCTGAAAACTTAGTATTTGGAACTAATAATTCTACTGACTGGACAGAAGTAAGATTGATACCTACATATGAATATGATGGCTCTGACAATGTGAGAATCGTTATGAATTTTGCAGTTGGAGTACAAGTTGCAGTTGCAACAGATGGTGTATACGGTTCAACTGTTTGGACTTAATAGATACTTTAAATGGGGGGTTGCAATATACCCCCTTTTTATTAACCTTATAATACAATAATAATTATGGCTTGTGATATAACAAGAGGACGATTAATAGACTGTAAAGATGCTATCGGTGGCTTAAAGGCTATATATATTTGTAAGAATTACAATAACAATATAGAAGCAGTTGCTACGATTGCTAATACTGAAATGACTACAGCAGGGTTTGCTACATGGTCAGGTCAATCTGGTAGTGCAACTACAGTATTTAAATATGACCTAGTGCCTAATTTAAGTTCTATGACAGTTAATGTTAATTCTGATAATGCTAATGGTACTACATTTTTTGAACAAACATTATCTGTTACATTACAGAAAATAGACCACGATATGACTAATGAATTAAGATTGATGGCTTATAGTAGAGCTCAAATCTTTGTACAAAATTCTTTGGATAATGTATTCTTATTAGGAATGGTAAATGGCTGTCATGTTTCAGGTGGTACAGTTATCACAGGAACTGCTAAAGGTGATTTGACAGGGTACACAATAGAATGGGCTGCAGAAGAAAAGGATGCACTTATTCAAATACCTCAAACAGCTGGTCCTGCAACTACAGATTATCCGTTTGATGCATTAGGTGATGCAGATGCTGCATTAACAATTACTGAGGGTTCTTAATCGTTACTCTAAATACAAAAGAAAAGAGGGGTTTTATTGCCCCTTTTTTTGTACACTAAAAAACAATTATGTTATATTTATATTTATAATAAAACACTATGACTTGGAAATTAAAAAAAGAGTGGAAAGGTAAAAGCATTGATTCAATTAGAATACCATTAGATGAGTTAACACAAAAGCAAATAGGTAAATTAAACGAAAGCGTTAGAGATACTCTATTTATTAAAGAACAAGCTAAAAAGAAGATAAAGAAAGATGAGTAAGGAAGAAGAAAAAGAAAAAGAGGATTTGGTTTGCTTAGGTTATAATAAAAAAGATGGTGTTATTATATTTGGTGAAAGAATAGAAAACAATTTATTTATAATAAAATAATCTATTATGATACAAGCAACAATAAGTGATACTACTAGCACATCTTTCACATTAAGCATTGCGTGGTATGTTAATGTTTCAGATTCAATTGTTGGAACACCTACTTTTGGCACATTTGATTTTAGTGGAAATACTTATTATTATATAACTTATCCTTATTTTTTATTTAAACTAGAAAGCCAACAAACAGGCAAAATTAAACTATTTACTGATGAAGATGTAAATTACCCTGTAGGTACTAACATAAACCACTACGATAGGTCAATTTTTTTTAATTTTAAATATAGTCCAAATCCTGCTGTTACAGAAGATTTGGTGAAAGGTGAAATTAGTGTTGGTGATAGTGAGTTTCCTTTAGGTTTTTATAATATGACTATATACCAAATAAACTCGCGTGGAGAATTAGACCCTAATAATGCAGAAGCAGTATTATACAATGGTGTGCTAAACATGAAAGGTAGTACTTTTGCAGGGGCAGGTAATTTCCAAGAGGTTCAATATACCGAATATAATAACAATGATTCAGACAATGAAAATGTCTATTTAACAAATTAATTATGAATTTAGACTTAATAAAATTATCACATTATAATATACCACATCTAGTTGAGAATGCTAATCAGGACTGGATCAGTTTCGGTCAAGACAATTTATATCCAAATTATCTACTAGACTTATTTTTAGGTAGTGCTATCAATGGTGCTTTAATTAAGTCAATAGGTGCTATGATATATGGTGAGGGTTTGGCTGCTACTAATATTGATGATAATACAGATACAAAAGAATCATATTTACGATTAACAGAACTTTTAGAAAATTCTGGTGATGATGTGCTAAAAGACCTTGCTATGGACTTAAAGCTATTCGGGGGGTGTTATGTGAATGTGATATGGTCAAGAGATAGAAGCAGGATTGCTAAACTACTTCATATACCTGCACAATATATTAGAAGTGGTAAAATGATTGATGGTGAAATAGACACATATTATTATTCTGCTGATTGGTCTAAATGGAAAAAATCAGAATATAGACCTAGACCTTATTCTGCTTTTAATACAGAAGATAGAACACAAGCAAGTCAAATTTTAATGATTAGAGATAAAAACCCTGCATTATTTTATGGCTTTGCACCTGATTATGTGGCTGCTACAGATTATATTCAATTAGACCTTGAGATTGCTCAATTTCATTTGTCTAACATATCAAATGGTATGTTTCCATCTATGGCTATTAATTTTGCAAATGGTGTACCTACAGAAGAAGAAAGAAGAACTATTGAAAGACAAATAAACCAAAAGTTTACTTCTAGTGGTAATGCAGGAAAAATACTCATTACTTTTAATGATGGAAAAGAATCAGCACCAGAAATTGTACCAATAGATAGTAATGGTGCTTCTGAGAAATATCAATTTTTATCTACAGAAGTTGTAAACAAAGTATTATCAGGGCATCGAGTTACAAGTCCTTTATTATTTGGAATACGTGCTGAGGGTGGGGGATTAGGTTCTAATGCCGATGAGTTGCGTGATTCTTATAGTTTATTTAACAATACAGTTATAATACCTTTTCAAAACGTGCTTTTAAAGGGTTTAAACAAGATATTTAAAGTAAACGATATAAACCTTGATTTGTACTTTAAAACGCTTAAACCTGCTGATTTCATTGATTTGGAAGTTACTAAAACACAAAGTGAAGAAGACCAAGAGAAAGAGGGTGTATCAAAAGAAGATATTGATGCTGATAATTTAAAGCAAGAATTTAAAGACCTACAAGATATAGATACAAGTCCGACACAAGGAATGATTGATGAAGCTAAAAAGGGTTTGGAATGGAGAAAAGAATATGGGCGTGGTGGTACACAAATTGCAGTTGCAAGAGCAAGGAACATTACAAATGGTGATAATCTTTCGTTTGATACTATTAAAAGAATGAATAGTTTTTTTGCAAGGCATGAAGTAGATAAAAAAGCAGATGGTTTTGAAATTGGTGAAGATGGTTTCCCGAGTGCAGGGCGTATAGCTTGGGCTTTATGGGGTGGTGATGCAGGACAATCTTGGGCAAAAAAAAAAGTTAAGGAAATAGAAGGTGTAAGAGATGATTTGTCTGATGACCAATTTTCTGAATTATTAGAAAACTTAAAAGGAGAAAAAATAGACCTAGACAAATGGGAAGTAGTAGATGAGCAAGATTATGTTGAAGATTATGAGGATTGGGCAAATAGTTTAATTCAAGAAACTAAAAGTAAATTTGCAGATGAAATAAGAAGCAAAGAAGATGAGTTTAGTTATTTAGACAAATCATTTTATAGAGTACGTTTTAAGTATATTAAAAAGAGTAGAAAACCCAGCAAATCAACTAGAACATTTTGCAAAAATATGATGAGATTAGCTAGAGCAGGGTTTGTTTACAGAATAGAAGATATAGACAAAGCAAGTAGGGAGGGCGTAAATAGACAATTAGGACACAAGGGCAGAGCATATGACCTTTTCAGGTTTAAAGGTGGTGTTTATTGCAGACACGCTTGGAAAGTTATTTTATATAGACTAAAAGATGGTACAGAATTAAAAGATGCTGAAAGTATGGAGGATTATAAAAAAGTTGATTCTATACCTAAAACATACACACCAAAACCTAGAGGAATTAAAGATGCAGTAACAGCACCAGAAAATATGCCTAATCAAGGTCATTATCCTGGTGTAAAATAAAATTAAAATATGGCGATACAACACACATTATACATATCAAGCACTAGATTAAAAAAGGACACTGCCTTAGGTGGTTCAGTAGATGACAATCTAATTATGCCTTATATATTATTAGCTCAAGATATGAATATACTCCCGATATTAGGAACAGACCTAGATGCTAAACTAAAAACTGAAATACAAGCAGGAACATTAGCAAATGAATATAAGACACTTGTTGAAACTTACATACAACCTGCACTTGTACAATTTGCATTTTCTACTCTTGCCCCATACCTTAGACTGCGTTTTAGTAATAATTCTGTTGTGATTATGGGTGCTACAGAACAATCATCTAGTGCTACTTATGATGATATTAAACCACTAATGGACACTGCAACTGATGCTGCTGAATTTTATCGTCAAAGAATGATTGACTATTTAAGAAATAACTCTAGTTCATTTCCTGAATATAGTAGCAATAGTGGTGCAGACCTAGACCCTACTACTAATAATTATTTTGCAGGAATACAATTAGAACCAACAACGCCAATGAGCAATAGATTAAGAAGTTTCTTGCAAGGTGCAAACATTACAACTTATGGGTGTTAAGAGGCGTGAATATCCTTCTAGTAAGGAGAATTTTAAGAAATTAAAAAACTATATTAAAAAACTAAATTATGGCTGGACAAAGACTAACCGACAAAACAGCACTAACACAACAAGCAGGTAGTGGTGACTTGCTTATGGTTGTAGATGTATCAGACACTACAGGTAGTGCAGAGGGTACATCTAAACAGATGGATTTTAAATATGTTATTCAAACAGACAAAATTTCTGTTTCTAATGCAGAAATACAAGCACTAGATTCAACGCCTAAAACATTAGTGGGTGCATTGAGTGGTTATATGATAACACCAATATCTGCAACTTTTTTAGTTACTTATGCTGCCTCTACTGATAATGCAAATAAAAACATATATCTTGGGTATGATGATTCCACAACTACAAATTATTGGGATTTTTCAGAACGCTTTATGAGTGGTCAAACAACAGATAACGCTTATGTATTTGGTGGGAATGTGCCTAGTAGATACCCAATAAGAACATCATCTATTTTAAACACACCTTTTATTATTTGGTCTAATGGTGCTTTTAATGGTGGTTTTACAATGGATGTATATATAACATATTCATATACAAAAGTATTATAATGTTAAAGTATTTGTTGCTAATACCATTTTTGTCTTTCGGACAGTTTTATAAATACTCTACTATTTATGCAGGTGGTTCATTAAATTCAACAATGACACCAATAGAAACCTACGATTATAATAATGGTCAGCTAATAAATACAACAAATGATGGTGGTGCTAATTATAGACTGCATATAGGACTTAAAAAATTATCAAGATATAAATTCGAAAAGAAACCAAAATTTTATTATGATGGAAATGAAGAAAATGCTACTATAAATAGGTCATCATTAAGTGGTTTTGAATACCTATTAGAATACGAAAAAATCAAAGATAGAGGAACAGAATTTGAAAATCATGAAATTTGGTTTAGATATTTAGGCGAACATACAAGCACAAAAATACAATCATCTAGCAACGGGTACATTGACCTGCAGTATAAAAGTATAGACTTTCGATATAAACACGATTATAAGCACTTTAGAGCCACTTTAGGCACTTGTCTAAGGTATCATCCCATATATGGTCTAAACCCCTTTAAAAACGATTTTCCTAATTATAATGATTTTGAGGCAGTTGCACAAGAATTAGGTTACATAAAAGACTATTGGTTTATAGATGAAAACTACAATAATAATTTAGATAGGTTTGAGCAGTCATTTTACAGGTGGATTTTGAATGGAGATACAGTCGCACAAAATACTGCACAATTTAAAGACTATTATGCTACTATACCTAGTAGATACAATAGAGAAAAATTAGCACAATTAGGAAACCAATACACATTATCTGGTGTAGCAGGGTTATCATATTACATATATTTAGATAAATTCTTTGTTTTAGCTTATGCTAATTATTTCTTTATAAACGGAAAACTGAGTGATTATAGCTCAGACACAAAAGATTATGATTTTGGCGTTATTGCAAATTGGAAATTGAATAGGTCATTTTCTTTATATTCTCAATTAGAATACTTGAATTATTTTAATAGAGAAAATTATACAATCAATTTAGGAATTAACTTAATACTTATATAACATGGAACTTTTAAAAAGAATTTTAGATACATTTGAGGATGCTTTTCAATCAAAGAAATTTTGGTACGCAATAGGTACATTATTTGTTTTATTTTTTAGTGATTCAATTGGTATCAATGACCAAGAAATTAACAATGTAGTTTTAATTGCATTAGCTCTTATTATTGCACAAGGTTTAGCTGATAAAAAATGTAACCGATGAAACTAACTGAAAAGTCTGAATTAACACTAGATATTAAAACTATTGGAATAATTGTAGCTATGGTTATTTCTGTTTCAAGCACATACTTTACTTTAAAAGCTGATATTGATGAGAATAAGAAAGCATTAGAAAAGGGTAATTGGGTGAGTGCTACAGAATATGAATTAAAAGATGAATTAGTGCGAACTACAATTATGAGTAATAGTAAAAAACTAGATGCTATTGAAAACAAATTAAATACAATAGACAACAGACTTTACAACCTTAATAAATAAATTATGAATATAGCTTATCTATTGCAAATCTTAATTGCTATTTTATTTTTTTGTGTTGGTATTTGTTTTGGTCAAGTTTCAGTTATACAATTTAATAGTGAATGGAATGCAGATAATAATTTTGACATAACAGTTCTAAAAGATTGTGATGTTGATAGTGTTGTTATTTGTCATGACCCTGAGCTACAGAAAAAGCATAAAATCAAGTCTGTACCTACAATTATTATTTTTGATGAAGATAATGAAGTTACAAGATTTGAAGCTAATATAATGATGCAACTTGAGGCAACAAAAAAAGATATACAAAAAGAAATTGATAAAATCTATTTAGCTAAATTTGAATGAGATTATCTAAAAACTTTACGTTACAAGAGCTAATTTATTCATCAACTGCGATGAGATTAGGAATAGATAACAGTCCTACAAAAGAGGGCGTATTGAAATTGACCTTGTTAGCCACCGAATTATTGCAGCCGATACGGGAACGATTATCTGCACCAATAAGAATAACGAGTGGCTACAGGTCACCTCAATTATCAGAAGTAATAGGTTCAAGTGCAAACTCACAACACTGCAGATATGAAGCAGTAGATATGCAATTTGTTAAGCGTGGTAAAATGGATAACCTTTTAATATATCAAGCATTAATTGACTTAGACTTAGACTTTGACCAGTGCATTCTTGAGTTCGGTGATAGTACACAATACTTAGACCCCACAAACCCTAATTGGATTCATCTAAGTTGGAAAGTAACAGACAACAGAAAACAAGTCTTGATTGCTTATAAAGATGAAAATAACAAAACTAAATATAGACCAAAAATAAAATATAACTCAATATGAAATTTTTAAAAACTTTATTTGGAAATGTAGGTTTAGATGTTAATAAGATTGTTGATGAAATTTCTACAACAGATGAAGAACGAAAGACTTTAAAGATTAAATTGAAGCAAGTTTTGACACAAGCTGAAAGTTCAGCACAAGAACAAGTGACTAGAAGATGGGAAGCAGATAGCAAAGCAGGGTGGCTACCTGCAAACATAAGACCCTTAACACTTGTTTTTTTAACATTGGTATTTGTAATAATATCTATGTTTGATGGTAATGTAGGTGGTTTTAAAATATCACCATCATATATACCAATCTATCAAACTCTATTACTTTGTGTATATTCTGCATATTTTGCAGGTAGGAGTATAGAGAAAATTAAAAACAAATAATTTGAAAAGAGATTATCGTTTACGCTTAACTAAACCAGAACATGACCTGATTAAGAATATGCGTGACACTGATGCTAATAATATTCTAGTTATTGGAGATTTGCACGAACCCTTTTGTTTAGATGAATACTTAGATTTTTGCATTGAAAAATACTTTGAATTTCAATGTGATGAAGTTGTGTTTATTGGTGATATAATAGACAATCATTATGCAAGTTATCATGAAACAAATGCTGATGGAATGGGTGGTGCTGATGAATTAGAATTAGCTATAAAAAGAATAGCAAGGTGGCGTAATGCGTTTCCTGTTGCAACAGTTATTATTGGAAACCATGATAGAATGGTTATGAGAAAAGCACAAACATCATCAATACCGAGCAAATGGATAAAATCATATAAAGAAGTCTTAGAAGTGCCTGATTGGAACTTTGTGGAAAGATACGAAAAGAATGGTGTTCAATATATTCATGGTGAGGGTGGTACTGCTAGAACTAAGTGTAGAGCTGATATAATGAATACAGTACAAGGACACCTACACACACAAGCATATTGTGAGCATTATGTTGGTCAAAATTTTAGAGTATTTGGAATGCAAATTGGGGCAGGTATAAATTTTTCTGAATATAGCTTTGCGTATGCTAAATATGGAAAGAAACCTGCTATTGGTTGTGGTGTAGTTTTGAATAACGGAAAATTACCCGTAAATTTATTAATGGAATTATGAAAAACGTATATAAAGAAAAGCTAGAGCTTGGTGCATATTATACATATAACAAAGACAATAAAAAAGTCTATGATATAAAAAGTATTCGCCAAGACTTCAAAGAGCTTATTAAGAAACTTAAAAAATAAGAGGCGTAAATAAGGTATTTAAGATTTGGTCATCTCATACTTTAAATACGCCTTTTGTTTTATTTCCAAGTATTCGGGTCATATCCTAAAGTGGTTCGGTCTGTAATGCTCAAGCTATACCTTGCTACTTCCGTAAACACACTATCACCATTAGCTTTTGTAAACCTTGTTTTAACCTTAATCATATCAGTATCTATATTGTAACCATCTTTTTTTAGTCGAAATATAGTATCAGATAGTCTTGTGTTTCCTAAGTCCCTAATGGCCTCTAAACTTGTAACGCTTCCGTAATTTTTAAGATAATCTAGTAATCTTGTTTTATGTGTTTCCCTCATAGTTTATTAAATAATTTTTTAAAATAGTTTTCTAATTCTTCATCTTCTTCATGTACTCCTATGACTTTAAAAGTGCTTTCATCATCATAAAGTTTTTCTAAAAATGAATCTAATTGCTTTTCAGTGCCTTTAAACTCTATACACCCACAACTACACTTAATGTCTGTAAACTCTTTATTTGACAAATAAGTATCTTTAGTAATATAATTAAAGTAACCCTTTCCTTGTATTGTATATTGTTTAATCATTATGCAGTTTCTAAGTGGTGTTTAGTAATTATTTCACTATCTATTATATTAGCTTGTATTGACCTTAATGCTTTTAATCTTTCTTTTGCATTTTTAATACTAGCAGTCCACTCTCTAACATCTTGAGTTGTACCTGCACCATTAAGCTTTTCAAACCAAAAGTTAATAGATTCTATTTCATGTTCTATTTGTTTATCAATAACAACTAATAATGTAGCTGATTCATTAACACTTAAATTGATTGTCTTATATAATTCTGTATTCATAATTTCTATACTTTATTTAATTAATATAGAACAAATATATAAAATTATTTTAATATAACAATTAAATTCTTTATTTTTTTTTATATTTTTTTTATTTCAAATAAAATTTATTATATTTGTGCTATAATTTTAAATGAATAATGATGAATGAAAAATTAAAAGAGCAAATAAAGTTTGCTATGTATAAATATGATATTAATAAAAAAGACTTGGCTGATATGTTAGAATTGTCTTATCCTACAATGTTATTAAGGTTAAAAGACCCTGATACGTTTAAGGTAAAAGAATTAAAACAATTATGCTATATGCTTAATCAAGAATTGATTTTAAATATAAAATAATATGAAAGAAACTAAACAGGAGATTTTAAATAGATTGTTTATAGAAAACAATTTAACTGATGAAGATTATTTTAAACATAAATTTTACACTATAATCACTAGAAGTGGTATTGATAAAATACAAGCATCTAATGACATTAAAATATGTTATAAATTAATCTATAATTCACCAGATACAAAATGTGTAATAATTAAAGCAACTGCAACAATGGGTGATAAGGTTATTGAAACCTTTGGTGAAGCAGCACCAATGAATAATCAAAATTCATATCCTATTGCTATGGCTGAGAAAAGAGCTATGAGCAGGGCGTGTTTAAAGTTAGCAGGGTTTTATGAAAACAATGTATTTGGTGAAATGGAAGCAGAAGATTTTAAAAGAAGTAATAATTAATAAATAAATAAATAATGTATAAAATAAGAGGTAAAATAATAAGTGTTCAAAATTTAGATATTAACACTAAAAAAGGTGATTTTTTAAAAAAGCTAATCACTATTGAAGAAACTGAAACAGGTTTTGATAATCAAATGCAATTTGAGATATTTGGACAAGAAGCTATTAATGTTATTGAGCATGATAGAAAACTAACTGAGGGACAGTTTGTAAATATAGATTTTTATATAAAAAGTAGAGAATATAATACTAAATTCTATAATACTTTAATGATTAAAGAAGCTAGAATAGAAGATGATGAAACTCACTTAGGAAATAACCCCCCGTTTTAATTATTCCTGAAAGTGCTTGTGTTTTTATTTTTTTCTATATTTAATTTACTTTTTAGCACAGGCACTTTCTTAATATAATACTACTATGAAAAAAACATATTTTAACCACGATAGCAACGCACGAAACGATTATAGAATAATAAAACTTAGAGCTAAATTAGGTTATGAGGGTTATGGGATATTTTGGTCTTTATTAGAAATGTTATTTATAGAAGAAAATAAAATATGTATTGAAGATTATGATGCTCTTGCATTTGGTTTGCAGTGCGATACTAATAAATTAAAACAAGTAATTGAAGATTTTGATTTGTTTGTTATAGAAGATGATTGTTTTTATTCTAAGAGGTTAAATAATCATATAGAAGAAATAAATAATAAGTCTATAAAAGCAAAAGAAAACGCAAATAAAAGATGGAATAATGCAAACGCAATGCAAACGCAAAGCGAATGCAATGCTAGTAAAGTAAATAAGAGTATAAGTAAAAGTAAAAGTAAAGTAAATAAAAGTAATTATTATAATGATATTTCTTTTCCTGATTATTATGATATTCATTATGCTAAAAGAATAGAGCAAGATGTCAATAAGACTAGAGAATACCACAAACACCTAGAATCATTAGGTTATAAAAAAGAAGTCAATAATTATAGTGGACAAGCAAAATGGGTTAAGAAATGAAAGAATATCAATTACAAAAGGCAGTATGTAAATATCTTGACTTAAACAATGTTTTATATTGTGGCTCTATGGGTGGTCAATACCAGGCACATTTTAGTCAGCGTATAAAAGCTAAAAAGAGTGGTTACAAAAAAGGTTTTCCTGATTTGTTTATATATGAAATTTCTAAAATAGGTGATAAATTATATGCAGGGTGTGCTATTGAATTAAAAGTTGGATATAATAAAGCAACAAATGAACAAATATGGTGGCGTGACCAATTAAGAGATAGAGGGTATAAGGCAGAAATATGTAATGGTATAGATGAAGCATTAGCCCTTATTAATCGTTATTTAGAGGGAATAATAAAATAATAAATACTTAAAATTATGAGATTACCAATAGCATTTGACTTAACGCCAAAAGGCAAAATAGTAGAAAAAAAAGAAATAGGAGAAGATGGCTACGCTGAAAATATACAATATAATTTGCAATTTAATGTTAATAAAAATGGTGTAGATATTTCTTATTATGGAGAAGATGATACTTATTTTGATGATGATAGAATAGATGAGTTAATTAAAAAATACAATGAAAGTTAAACCTACATTTTTTAACACAAGAACAGAAAGATTGCACTGGGACTATGTAGATACAAACAATCTATTGTTTATAATTTTATTTGATTCAGGTGCAGAGATGTCATTTGTTTTAAGAAATTTGAAAAAAAATGATAATATAAAAAATTATATTTATAAGAAACTGCAAAACAGATTTTCTAATATAGCAGAAATAGAAATAAGTAAATTAAGCAGTGTAGAGTATAACCTAATGAAGCAGATGAATGTACCCTCAGTCATTAAAGTATGTTAAATAAATACTTAATAGAAAACTACAACAAACTAAAAGATGTATCTTATAACATCACAAATGGTGATGGTGATGATTTGCTTAGTTTTGTAATTGAAGAACTTTACAAATGCGACCAAGAAAGAATCAAAGAAATAATTGAAACTAATAAAATGACTTTTTATGTCATTAGAATAATGCTTAATCAATACCACTCAAAGACAAGCCGATACTATTACAAGTACGATAAATATTATGAGTTTCACACCACATCAACAATAGAAGCTATTACACCAGATATTATTGATTATACTATACAAGACAAGATATTACTAGAAGAAAGATTAGAATGGGTAGAAGATAAATTACAGGATTGCTATTGGTTTGATGCACAATGTTTTAAAATTTATTATCATGAAGAACACTCATTAAATAGCATGGCTAAAGCAACTAAGATAAATAGAAACACATTATTTAAAGCAATTAATAATGTAAAGAAGTTTTTAATTAAAGAAAAGTAATATGTTTAATGACCAAGAACAAGAAAAAATAGCAAACGTAATAGTCACATTGACTGTTATATTATTATTAACATTTTTAGCATTTGCAGTATCATGAAAAAAACCAGAATAATAAGGGCATTAAAAAATTGTAAAAGCACAGACTTTAAAACCGATAGTGTTTTATCTTTTAAAGATGAAAAGGGAAAAGAATACTTTTTAGCCGAGCAACCTCATTATATGAATATAATTACAAACTCAATTAATGTTATGTTGCAAAGAACTTTCAATATAATAGATGATGTTAAATTAAAAGATAAAATTTTAAAAGGTTTAAACGATGACAAAAAGTAAAGGATTAGGAGATTCAATAGAAAAGGTATTGAAAAAAACAGGCATTGATAAGGTGGCTAAAAAAGTTCTTGGTGATGATTGTGGTTGTGAAGAACGCAAACAAGTGTTAAATAAACTATTTCCATACGCTAGACCTTTTACAAAAGATGAGTTGTCTATATATGAATCTGTAATGCCCAGAATAAAAGATGGTCGTATTAATGGGCGTGACCAAGATATATTAGTAAAGCTATATAATAAAGTATTTAATGCTAATAAAAAAGCATCTAGTTGTGGTTCATGTGTACAACAAACACTTGCAAAACTAGCTAAGGTATATGTTAATAGTTGTAAAGTAAATAATGATGAATCAGATATTTAGATTTTGCTTAAGATGTGTAAGAGTGTCATTAATAGAAGATGGCTGTTGTAGTTTCTGTAATACTGATATGATTATAAAAGGAGAAAATGATAAACTAAAAAAAAGAGAAAAAGAAAATGCAGCACCATACTAAAGTGTATTTCAACTTTTTTAATTATGCAGAAGGTGATACTATTGCGTGTGAAATGTGCAATTTTCCTGCTGTTGATATACACCACCTAGAAAGAAGAAATAAAACCAAGAATGATTTTATTGAAAACCTTATTGGAGTTTGTAGAGATTGTCACATAAAAGCTGAAAGTGATAGCTGCTTTAATATGTATTGCAGAATAAAACACCTAGAAAATGTATGCGTTCAAGTTTACGCATTAATAGAATTAAATAAAAGATTAGATGAAAATAGAAAAAATACAAATAAATAAATTAAAACCTGCTACTTATAATCCTAGACAGATTAGCACAAAGCAATATAAAGACCTAAAGTCATCAGTTGAAAAGTTTGGTCTTGTTGACCCTATCATTACTAATAAAGATTTCACAATAATAGGTGGTCATCAAAGATATAAAATATGCAAGGAATTA